CAATGGTGACGACATTCTTATGGGAATGTCGCCAGCGCAGTATGACGTTTGGAATAAGATCACCACCCAAGGTGGTCTGAAACCCTCCTTGGGGAAGAATTACCTCCATAGAAGGTTCCTAATGATTAACTCCGAATTATACGAAGTTAAGAGGAAGAACGTAGGGAATTTGGAAGTTCGATCAGCATATTTCCGCCCTTTCATAAATCTTGGACTGATGAAAGGTGAAGCAAGGATGATGACTTCCGATCCCCTCTTTGGCGCTGGGGAGTTTGTCCGTGATCTCGCAGGATTGTCGTGTGCCCTGGTGAAGGGCCACACAACCGAGATGAAGGACAAACTAATGACCAAATTTATCAAGTATAACCGAAGTCAACTTGATAGACTTCCCCCGGGTATGTCCTGGTTTTTACCAAGATGTGCCGGGGGTTATGGTCTCCCACTGACCCGTGACGTGAAACCGTCTGCTGAGCAGCTTAAGGTAGCAGCCTATGTCCGGACCGGACAGGGAAATCTCGCACTTAAACATGTTCTTGCCGACCAGCAACTCCGTGCCTTGACGATCGAAGAAGATCAGATGCAGGAGGACCTCGGGAACGAGTGGTGTGAGGGGGGTTCCCCCTCAGAGCTCGGACTCATGAGGGTCAACTGGCCGGCTCTAGCAGAACCGGTAGATCCAGATGAGAGGATCCGTGAAGTAAAGACGAATTTTTGGGGCCTTCGAAGGAGGGCCCTCGCTACCAGTCTTCACCCCATGGATCTTGATAATGCACTTGAAGAGGTTCGCTTCGGGTGGTCACGTGAGATCTCTCTCCATATACCAGCCTTGAATGTAGGGATACTATGAGAAGGCCCTACAACCCGCGAAACTCAGTCGTTTCTAAACTCGGGACTGAGTCCCGAGGATTATGTGTACGCCAGACAGCGTACGCGATCCCCTTTACCCCGGTTTACCACTATAGAGTGTGGATCCGGTGGAGACTAGGTGGCCTGGAGGGCCACTATTAGTCTTGGGTGCCCATTGGGACAAAACAGATTCGGGTGTACTAGAGATGTTGTTTCCTCTACTACATTCCGGACGAGTTTGCAATGGGATATCGAGAAATGATCGAGGGTTTACGTAAAACTGGTGAACAAGAAGAGTCTTGAACTCGTTAATAGGCAAACCCCAAACCTGATTCTTCAGGGAGTAGGCTAACGTTTGCACCGGCTTCGGCCGGATCTTGCGATCCTGAACCTAGAC